TTGTACAATCGCTTTGTCTGTTGTTCGAAGTCTTCCTCACTTGTATTGCCGGGCCAGTCATAATATGCGCCACCTAACAACTCAGTTATCCACGTCATTTTCAGATAGTTATATATATCACCAGCAACAGCCAGTCTCAGTTTACCTAGTTCACTTTTAATAATAACAGAATTCTCCTGTTTGTCATAAGATAATGCATCTTTTGATAGAGTAGCAAGATCCACAACATCAGCAACCATGTTTTTTCTAGCTTTTATTTTGATAACTTTACCCTGCTCATCTTTCACCTCGAGTCGTCCCACACTGCTGGCACCCCCTGTCAGCCAAGTAGCCTTCTGAACCCAGTTTTCAAAACTTACATATTCTACACGTTTGTAAGACATGGGTAGAAATTCTGTACATAATTGATCCCATTGGTGACCGTAGTACTGATGTTCTTCACCGCCTTCTGCCAATGCTCGGGCTTCCTTTTCAATGTCAAAACCCGGAAATGGAGGGTTTCTATAACCAGTCAGACCAGCACATTCAACATAATGTGTCCACTCAGTATCGTGAATACCCACAGTTTTGCCTAGATCATGTACCTTCTTGGCTACCATAATATAGTGGCTTAAGTCGCTGTCAAACGCACCGAGCCAGAGCCATCTCTCATACCAGTGTAAGCCAAATATTGCCGTTGCCGCGCATATATTGGTGATGAATATCAAATCCCAGCCTACTCTCGATCCTGTTAATATACTCAACAATTCTAATTCCCTTTTCTGCCTCCTAAAAACCAAAACCCAATCTAACAAACGCGTACGTCTTAATGCTAAGTCGGTCTTTGTCCTTGGAGGCCATATACTTTCACTAATCACTCCAAACTCCTTTTTATCCCTGATGGCTAATAATTCAACCACCTTATCCCTTTCCACTAATTGACCTGTTTGACTGCTTTTCGGAACCAGGCGTCTCACATCAATCCATGACAATTTTGCAACTGTCGTCGGATCTGGTAATATGCCCGAAGACTCCACATCTTGACGTATGTCGTCCAGAAAAACAGGATCACACGCGGCCAATGCTAAAGTAAGCGCAGACGTAGGGCCCAGTCTTGTGTCCAGATAATCCCACGGACCTCTATTCACAAGTAGACCTCTACGCAACAACACTCGCTCTACACACTGTTGTTCGAAAGCCCGTCCCCGTATCCCGGCATAGAGGAGGCTGAACTGTTTATCGAGCCCGGTCTCGCCGCAATCCTCGACCTTGTGTTCGAACCACCAGCAGTGACAATGTTATTGGGTGTGGCAGTAACATCATGTAGAAGCCATGTGGATACGCCGGTGGTTATCTTCTGCGCCATCACCTGAGTCATGAGAGCAGCGTTGTTTGCAGCAGATACACCGGGTACTAGTCGTAAGCCGTCCACAGTGTTATACGGGAACCATCTAGTGTTGGCTGTTAATATTGACGCCTTTTCGTCGCCACCTAGCAGGTTTGTAACTGTCCAGTCAGCTATTAGGGTTCTTTGACAAACAACACCTCCATTATTAGGCACTAATGTCAAGTAGGG